TGGGTTACCTGTCGGGGCCGCGGCACGCGGACGCCTCGCCGCGCGAGCAGCGCCTGTTCGGCATCAACTCGCCCGTCGACCTGATCCCGGCCAGGCCGTTCCTGCGCTCCGGCCCCATCGTCACGACAGAGACGGCGAAACGGCACTCCGCGGTGTGGGCGTGCCTGCGGCTGCGTGCCGACCTGATGTCGACCATCCCGGTCGACGTGTACCGCCGGGTCGCCGGCATCCAGGTCGAATGCCCGAAGCCGCCAGTGCTGCTCGCGCCGGGCGGCCCCGAGATCGACTGGTGCGAATGGATGTACTCCAGCCAGGTCGACCTGGACCAGGCGGGCAACACGATCGGGATCATCCGGGCGACAGACGGGTTCGGCCTGCCCGCCGTGGTGGAGCTGCAGCCGATCACGGCGTGCGTCGTGCACATGAAAGACAACCGGATCGCCGACTACCGGATCAGCGGCGTCAAGTACCCGCCGGAGGTGATCTGGCATGAGCGGCAGTTCACCGCCAGCGGCCTGCACGTCGGGCTGTCCCCGGTCGCCTACGCGGCCTATTCGGTGGGCGAGTACCTGTCGATCCTGGATTTCGCGACCGACTGGTTCAGCGGCGGCGCGGTGCCGCGGTCGCGGCTGAAGAACACGGCGAAGGTGCTCGACCCGGTCGAGGCGATGAAAGTCAAGGAAGCGTGGAAGGCCTCCGTCGCGGCCGGCGAGCCGTTCGTGCACGGCACGGACTGGGAATATGACTTCATTCAAGCGCAAAGCGCATCGAATGACTGGATCGAGGCCAAGAAGTTCTCGATCACCGACATCGCGCGGTTCTTCGGCTGCCCCGCCGACGTGATCGACGGCACCCCCACCGGGTCCACCCATACGCTGACTTATGCGAACATTTCGCAGCGGAATCTGCAATTTTTGACGATGAACCTGCAGCCGGCGATCACCCGGCGCGAGACGAAGATCAGCGCGAAGATGCTGCCGGCGCCCCGCTACCTGAAGCTGAATACCGACGCGCTGCTGCGCCTCGACCCGGAAACCCGCGCCCAGGTGATCGCCGAGCGGATCAGGTCACGGACGCTGACCCCGGACGAGGCCCGCGAGTTCGACAACCTGCCGCCGCTGACCGAGAAGCAGAAAGCCGACTTCGACCGGCTGTTCGGCGTCCCGGGGACGCCGGGCCTCGGGATCTGGGCGCCCGCGAAGCCGGACCCGAACGCCCCGGCCCTGCCGCCGGGTGACGGCCAGCCCGCGATCGGGCCGGTCAAGGAGCCGGCCGCGATAGAGCCGCCGAAATGACGCACGCGAGCACTGGAGGAGCACATGACGACCCCTGACCGTGTCGCGGCGCGCAGCGAGTACGCCGGCCAGCGCGCGGCGGCACTTGGCGAGCGCACGGCCATGCCCGCGCTGTCCGAGCTGACCGAGGGCAGCGACCGGAAGGCCGACGCCGCGCGGTCGCTGAGCTTCGACGCGAACTGGCGGCACGCCCCGGTGCAGGTCGGCGGGAAGGAGCGCACCCAGCTCGACGGCTACGCCTCGGTCGTCGGCGTCGAGTACGAGATGTATGACATGTTCGGCCCGTTCGGGGAGACGATCGCGCCTGAGGCCTTCGACGAGACGCTGGCCGCTGACCCTGATGTGGCGTTCCTGGTCAACCACCGCGGCCTGACGATGGCCCGGACGGTGAACAAGACGCTGACGCTCGAGGCCGACCCCCGCGGCCTGCACTCGCTCGCCTACGTGAACCAGGAGCGCAGCGACGTGCACGACCTGGTCACCGCGATCGACGACGGCGAGATCACCGAGATGAGCTTCGCCTTCTGGCTCGAGGAAGGCGAGTGGGACGAGGACTACGAGCACTTCACGATCACCCAGGTCAACATCGACCGCGGCGACGTGTCCGCCGTCAACTACGGCGCCAACCCCTATACGAGCATCGGCGCCCGGTCCGCGGAGATCATGACGGACCTGATGCGGATGCCCGCCGGGGCGCAGCGCGCCGCCTACGCCCGCCTCGCCGCCCGGTTCGGCGAAGCGCATGTCGCCGCCGCCGCCAGCGTGGGCGGCCAGCCGGTGATCGCCGACCGTGATCCTGTCGCCGCCGCGGAAGATGGCCGCAGCGTCGGCTTCTACGAGGCGATGCTGAGCCTGTAGCATTCGCCTCAGCACGCACCCTGCCGCCGATCAGCGCGGCAGCCCCGGACCCGCCGTTCAGCGCGGGACGCGCGGGGAACGCACCGCCCCTGCGGGCGGCCCGCCGGTAAGCGCGGGCCTGCCGCCGCCGATCAGCGCGGAACACGCGAGGCAAACCCAGCCATCGCCATGCCCGCGCCCGTCCCCCGGCGCGCGGCCGTTCCGGAGGGTGCACTGCCGTGCCGATCCAGATAGACGACGTGATCACCAGCATCGAGGTCGAGCTCGAGGCCGCGATCAAGATGCGCGACAAGGCCGCCGCCGAGGTGAAGTACATCCTCAAGGCCGCCACGGACCAGGGCCGCCGCACCCTGTCCGCCGATGAGGACGGCCGGGTCAACGACCTGTTCACCGCCCGGGAGCGGGCCAAGAACGACATCGTCGGCATCGAGGCGAAGCTCCGCCAGGCCCGCCAGGCCAAGGCCGACGAGCTGGAAACCGCCGAACTGCAGCGCGAGCAGCACGACAGCGGCGCCCCCCGCCCCGCCACCGACCGCAGGGTCGCGTCCGTCTCGATCGGGCATGAGGAGCGGACTTACCGGGCCGACACCGACCGGAAGGGCGCCCAGTTCCTGCGGGACGTGTCCCGGGCGTTCCTGTTCAACGACGCCGAGTCCCAGATGCGGCTGTCCCGGCACATGGCCGAGGAGCGGGTCGAGCGCGCCGTCTACCTGCAGGGCATGCAGGAACGCGCCGCCGGTGACTCGACGACCTCCAACTGGGCGGGCCTGACGGTCCCGCAGTACCTGACCGACATGTACGCCCCCGCCACCGCGGCCCTGCGGCCGTTCGCGGACATCTGCAACCATCACGACCTGCCGGCGAACGGCATGACGGTGAACATCTCGCAGGTCACCACGGCGACCAGCGTGGCGCTGCAGACCACCGAGCTGACCGCCGTGTCGGCGACCAGCATCGACGACACGCTGCTGACCGAGAACGTGCAGACCGCGTCCGGGCAGGCCACCCTGTCCCGGCAGGCCATCGACCGCGGCACCGGCATCGAGGAAGTCACGATGCAGGACCTGTTCCGCCGGTACGCCACGACTCTCGACTCGACGCTGGTCACCCAGTCGGTCACCGGCCTGCAGGCGCTCGCGACGCTGGTCACGTTCACGTCCGGCTCGCCGACCGCGGCGCTGCTGTACCCGAAGATCCTCGGTGCCGCGTCCGGCGTCGAGGCGGCGCTGCTCGCGCAGGCGACCCCGACGCACGCGGTCATGCACTCGCGGCGCTGGTACTGGCTCGCCAGCCAGCTCGGCTCGACGTGGCCGCTGATCAACGCGCTCGGCCCGCAGTATCCCTACCAGGGCGGCGTGGTCGACCCGTCCAGCTCCTACAGCAAGGGCATCCGCGGCCAGCTGCCCATCGGCCTCGACGTGGTCGTCGACAACAACATCGCGACCAACCTCGGCGTAGGGACGAACCAGGACCAGCTGTATGTGGTGGCCAGGGATGAATGCCATCTTTGGGAGGATCCCAACGCCCCTGTCTACATTCGTGCCGAACAGCCCAATGCGGCGAAGTTGGGCGTTTTGCTAGTCTTGTACGGATATTTCGCGTACACTTTCCGCCGTTATGCCGCTGCCGTGCAGGCTGTAGACGGTACGGGTATGATCACGCCGTCCTTCTGATATGTCCGTTTCTCTGGACTGTCGGACGGATGCGCTAGGGTTCGTCCTGATCAGCAGCGATGCCCGGAGGCGGCTACCTCCGGGCACCTGCCCGACCATCCGTCTTCGCCGGAGGCCGAACATGCCGAGAGTAGACCGCGAAGGCCGGAACGAATACCGGCGCGAGCGTTACGCTGCGAACATCGAACGGGAACGCGCTAAGGGCCGCGAGAAGATGCGCAGGCTCCGGACCGCTAATCCGGACATGGTTGGGCGTGGCCGTGCTAACGCGCTGGAGTGGCGCAACAACAACGTAGAGCGGGCACGCGGGAATTCGCGGCGCTGGGCGATGCAGAGTCTGCATGGTGCTGATGTCGAACTCGTGATCGCCCGGATGTTCGACGAGCAGAACGGCTTGTGCTACCTGTGCGAGAAGCCGCTGCCGGACGAGGGACGTGACCGGAACGGCTACATCGATCACAATCATGCGTGCGAGCACCCGATAGGCGGGACATGCTCAGCGTGTCGGCGAGGGCTAGCGCATCACTGGTGTAACACGCTGATCGGGCTTCTCGGCGATGATCCCGCCTTGCTTGAACTGATCGCTGCGAACCTGCGGCGTGAGACTGCCAGGACTGCCATGCAGATCGCGGAGAAGGCAGTCGCTGAGACGCTGTTCTAGCGGAGGGGACGCTTCGGTGCTATGAGCCAGATGTGTCAGGTCGCGCCGTATCCGCGGGCGCTGGCCGGCCTCCTGCCCGAGGTCGGCTACTGGCCGGGCTGGTCGTTCCGGCTGGAGGACTGCGGCCGGCACGCCGGCGCCCGCGGGCTGACGCTGATCATCGCGATCGAGACGAAGAACGCCTACCGCCAGGACGAGCCTTACACGGTCACGCACTACAGGTGGGTGCCTCCCGAGTCGTACGACCGCGAGGCGTGGGTCCGCTGGCTGTTCGACCAGATCGGCCTCGTCGAGATGCATGAGCGCATGGAAGCGTTCACCGTCGCCGGCCAGCGGCCGTTCCCGCCCGGCCACGGCGGCGGCCATGACCCGTATCACTCGCTGCGACCATGAAAGGACGCCA